CTCACACTCCGACTCAAACTCAAACCTCAAATACTCCAACTCAAACTCCAACACAGACTCAAACCCCATCTATTACCGCGACAAATACTGAAACCCCAACTCAAACTCCAACTCAAACTCCAACACAGACTCAAACCCCATCTATTACCGCAACAAATACTGAAACCCCAACTCAAACTCCAACACAGACTCAAACCCCATCTATTACCGCAACAAATACTGAAACTCCAACGCAGACTCCAACACAGACTCAAACTTCAAATACTCCAACTCAAACTCCAACACAAACTCAAACCCCATCTATTACCGCAACTCAAACTCAAACACCATCTATTACCGCAACAAATACTGAAACTCCAACACAAACTCAAACTCAAACTCAAACTCAAACTCAAACTCCAACTCAAACTCCAACTCAAACTCAAACTCCATCTATCACTGCGACAAATACTGAAACCCCAACACAAACCCCAACACAAACCCCTACATGTCCTGTTGGAATTTCGGGGTATTTTGATTTAGGTAAACAAAGTACTTTACTTGAAGTTGATTTAACAACTGATTTGGTATATGTTAATAACACATCAAGTGCCAATGCGGTAACATATAATACATCAGGGGTATTACAAAATTCATTTGTAGGGTTTAGTGGACCACCAACATATGCGTCATTTAATACATCAAATGGGGATAGTTATTTCACTTCGTTATCTTCAATAAGAAGATACAACACAAGTGGTACTCTACTAAATTCTGTGAATGTTAGTTCAAATTTACCATTACAATCTTTAGTGTATAACAATACTAATAATTATGTTTATACATCAAGAAAAAATACATTAAACAATTTATTTCAAATTGCTTGGTATAATTCTTTGTTATCATTACAATCATCAACAACTCAGCTTGACCAAAACATATTCACATCAATGGTTCATAATTCAAGCAATGGTTATATGTACGCAGGGTCAACAAGTTCCTCATTAACCGAATTTGACACTTCGGGAAATCAGTTATTATTGAATACTGGGTACCCAACAACAGATTTAATTTTTAATAGTAATAATGGATATGTTTACGCAGCACATGGAAATGGATGGATTTCAATAATTTCATTAGGCACCATTGTTTCTCAAATTAATATCGGCTCAACAATTGTTAAATTAACATATGACCCCACAAATGATTATGTGATTGCTTTAGATAACGGGACAAATCCATACTCAACTTTATGGTTTATACAAGGAACAAATTTAATTGGGTCAATAATTTTAAACCAATCAGTTATTCCTACTGATTTATCATATAGTGATACTTCTAAAATTTTATTTTTATTGTTTGATAATCGAATTATTGAGGTTACATATGAGTGTGGAATTGGAGGATTTACTCCAGTACCTCCAAATACCCCAACACAAACACAAACACAAACTAAAACGGGGACTCCAAATCAAACACCAACTCAAACTCCAACACGAACCCCAACAACAACCTTAACCGCAACACAAACACAAACTCAAACAGGGACTCCAAATCAAACACCAACTCAAACACAAACTCAAACACCGACATGTCCTGTTGGTACAATTGACACATACTCTATGGTTGGTACTCCAACAGGAATTTATATTGACAGTAGTAAACAAGATTCAAATATTTTTATACCAATTAATAACAGTACTGTTGAATTTTATAGTAGTTTATCAACTTTAGAATTTACACAAAGTATTGAATCTGATGTGATAAGTGCGGTATTTGGCGGTGCTGGACAATTATATATGATTGACGGAAGTAATTTAAGTTTTATTGACGGACCTAATAATACATACAACACAATACCTCTTGGAGAAACACCATCTTCAATAGTTTATTGTAGTACAGATGCTTTGGTATATATTAATTTACAAGGTGTTCTATATGGATATGACAGTAATTTATCATTAGTAAATACAATCAATCAGTCAATTATATCTGATTATAGTCCATTAATTTATGGAACTTCAAGTTTCTTTGGAGGAAACTCATACTCTGATGGAGTATCAATGATTAATTATAATACTGGAAATGTTATACCGATTAGTACAAACGGAAATTTGGTATATGATTTAAAATTTGATTCACCTTATTTATTTGTTGCTAATGGTCCTTCAGGTACGGTACAGATTATAGATGTTGGTACGGCATCAAATACAATAGTACAAACAATTAGTTTAGGTGGTAGTATAACACAACTAACATTTGACACCATAAATAATTATTTATTTGCATTAGATACTTTAAATAATGTTTTAAATATTATAAATTACAGTGACATTGGAAATATTACTTTAGCATCAGTAAATATGACAAGTAGTTGTACTGATATAACCGGATTTGCCTATAATTCAATTGATAAAAATGTTTATGTTTCATGTGCGAGTTCCGATATTGTATTCTCGGTTAGTTATGTTTGTGCGAAACTTAACCCATTACCTCCTGTACCTGTTTATCCATTTACACCCACTCAAACTCAAACTCCAACAAGAACTCCTACTATGACCCCAACAAATGATTTCATTAATCCTTGTGACCCAATTGGTAACTATATATACGATGATAAATCATATGCGTCAACATCCTCAAAATCGGCAACTTGGGCCGCGGATACAACAATTATACAAAATGTAACACAACTTTATTTTAACTCTCAATTAACTACATTTGTTAATTTACCTGTTGGGACTTTTATATATGTTGAAAGTATTAATAATATGTATATATATGGATATTTTCAAATCATAAACGCCACCGATAATGGACTATGGTGGACATACGATGTTCAGGTTTATTCATCAGGCGGTGTATTTATTGATACAGGTTTAGAAGGATATTCATTCTGTATTATTGAAGGATACACTCCAACACTTCAAACTGAATGTTTAACATCTCTTCAAATAATTGTTGCGTATGTCGGGACATCTCAAGAGGCTATTTTAGTTGGTGCCCCATGTTATGGAGCACATGGATGTAATAATGCGGTATTTGATGTGTTAATTAATGGAATAAATGTTGGCACATTCTCAATGAATAATATTGGAGGTCCAAGTGACTTACAAAATTACCCACCATGGTATAATGGAAATCCAAACTCATATAATGGAAGAAGTAGATATAGTGAAATAACTATTGGTCCTTTAGAAGCTCAACAAATTGTCGCAGCGTCACCAGGACAAACACTATTAAATTTACTATATACTGGTAGTGCTGGATATCCTAGTCCTCATAATGGAGTTACTTGGATACGAATATTTCAAAACGGTGTTCAAATATATGAGTTCTGTCCTGAACAAGATACCGAATTTACTATTGACCCATGTCAGAATACAATACCACCAACTCCAACTCAAACTCAAACACAGACTCAAACCCCGACTAGAACATCAACTCAAACACCTACTTTAACAATAACTCCTACTCAAACACCTTCACCTCCATATAAAATATTTTTTGGAACTAAATAAAATGGAAAATACTTATATGTAATGGCTAGTGTATCACTTTGGACTTCATTCACACCTTATCTAAGGGCGACAATTAATTGGGGGGACGGTTCATCGACTAATATCCAGCAAGAGCCACTAACATATACCGTTAATGGAACTCAATATACAAATTATTTACCCGCATATTCGGATTATCCAGGTATATCAGTACCTCAACAAGGATTTATAACAAATATTACAACACCAAATACAACTTTTAATGGGTATAATCAAAATTTAAATGTTAAAAATTTAGCTTTAGGTGGTATAGCATCATTTGACACTGATTTAACAAATTTAAATAGTTTAACTGATTTAACTCTTGGAGGATATTACAGCACCTTAAATACAGGTTCAGGTCAGCCCACTATTGGACCTTTAATTAATGACCCAATAGAAATCTCTTCATTTACCACAATAATGCCGGTTACCACTAATAACCACAATGTGTCATTTTTAAATAATACTATTGATTGCTCAACATTTACTCCGACATGGAATAATAAATCTGTAAGTTTTACATTTTCCAATAATCAACAAACAACTCCTTTAGTAATAGATAATACTCAACGGTTTGCAACAGTTAACATTAGAAGTAATCCACAATTGACTCAAGTTACTTTGAATGGTATGGTATATTTAGATGGGGTATGTAATTTAGATAATAACTCTTTAACTTCTGTATATATCAATGGTCTTAGTACTAATTTGACCACAGGGACTTTAACTATTAATCTAAATGATAATAAATTTGAAGGATTTAATCCTGCGTTTATACCATCATTCCCATCGGCTAAAACAACTAGTATAAATTTATCAAGTAATCTTATACAACCATTTGATTGTTTTTTTAATGGTACAAATATGGACTTATTAAATCTATCTAGTCAAATTCCTATAAACTCACAACTTAGAAATATAACAGATAATTCTGTCAAATCATCTTATTTTAAAAGATTCAGATTTGAGAATAACAATATAACGCAATGTCCAATTTTACCAACAACTATGACTCATTTATATTTGGATAGTAACCCTATAATTGCGACTGGTAAAAACGCCCAAGGAGAGTTTATAAGACCTAACTTATCTCCAATTATGCAAGTATTTAGTCTTAGAATAACAGGTGGGGGGCAATATGCGGACTTGAGTCTATGGGAACCTAATTCGGCTAGCCCACCTACAGGAAATCAACACACTCCTTTACAAAATATAACAACATGGACTCTGTTTGATATGACAAGCCAAAACTTAGAAACATGGATACATCAATTTAGTAATAATATTACAAGTACAATTTCTAGATTAAACCTAACAAGAAACAGATTAATTACTTTAGACATGAGTCTTGTTGGGGGGTTTTCAATTATTGAGTTGTCGTTTCAAAATTTGGGAAACTCTTTAACATCAATTACTAATTTAACAAGTGTTACAAAATTAAGAGAACTTGACATTTCAGTAAATTTTTTATTAACATCAAGTACATCAATAATTCCAGACGCTGACCCATGGCCGGCAAGTCTTTATAAAATAAATTTAAATAGATGTACGGGATTGGTTTCATGGACAAAATCACTCCAAGGGTTTAATTCTGCCGGGTACTCAAATTTAAATATTAATTTTAATGGTACAAATTTAAACTCAACATCTATAAATTTTATTATTAACAATTTAATTAAAAATACTACTTTAACAAACGGAAATTTATTTTTTTCCTCAAATCAAGGAGGTAATATATATAATTACCCAAAACTATTAGTATCACAATTTGGTCCTGATACTGCTGCCTGTTTGAACTGTTTAACGACACCAACAAGTACTCCATGTACTCCAACTCTATCGTCAGGTACTAATCTAACCGGAATGGGTAGAGGGTTTACAGTTACTTTACTAACCGCATAATTGACAAATCATTATTTATTCATTAAATTTAAAAAAAGGTAAACTCCGACCTATAACTGCGGAAGCTAATACACCAATTTAAATTTATTATGATATCTAACGAAGAAATTGAGAATTTCCTTCAGGGAAATGACGATGAAAAATATATCATCGGAGTAGAATACGATTACGTCAAAGATTGTGTTTGGAAAATTATTGAAGACCCTATTCACGGAAAACTAATTAAAAAAGATACTTTTATTCCATTTGCATGGGTTGGAGACCTTCGTGGATTAAACTTCTACCAATCCTCAAAAGCTTTACAAAAAGAAGCCATGACAAAACACAAGATTGTCATTGAAAAATTACGCACTGATGGTAATGAAAGATTAGAAAAAGGTTTAACATTTATGGTTAAATCCCTAAATGGTTATCGTTCTCTTATTCAGTTTTTTAGAGATGGTGGTGTTGACCCTTGGGGTGAAAAGACCAAAGGATTAATCCTTATCTTACCTCCTGTTGAACAATTTTTAGTTACAAAAGAGAAACGCTTATTTAAAGGATTTGACGATTACAATAGTATCACAAGATTTGTATTTGACTTGGAGACGACCGCACTCGAACCAAAAGACGGTCGTATTTTTATGATAGGGATGAAAACCAATAAAGGTTTTAGTCAAGTTATTGAGTGTTCAACTGAAGAACAGGAAAGAGAAGGTATTATCAAATTCTTTAATACCATAGACGAACTTAAGCCAAGTATCATTGCATCTTACAACGGATTTAACTTTGACTGGTTTTGGATATTTGAAAGAGCTAAGGCTTTAAAATTGGACATTAAGAAAGTTGCGAAAACTCTTAATCCAATCAATCCAATCAAACAATCTGAAAGTATGTTGAAACTTGCAAACGAGGTTGAGAGATTCAATCAAACATCTATGTGGGGATACAATGTGGTAGATACATTACATGCGGTTAGAAGAGCTCAGGCAATTAACTCATCTATTAAATCTGCGGGTTTGAAATATATTACCCAATATATTAAGGCTGAAGCGGCTGACCGAGTTTACATTGACCACACAGATATTGGTCCATTCTATGCGAAGAAAGAAGAGTATTGGTTAAACATCCAAAACGGAAAATATAAGAAAGTGGGAGTTGACCCCGCAATTGACGAGGCGTGTTCCAAACATTCAAATGTTTATATTAAAACAACAGGTGATGATTTGGTTGAACGATATCTTGACGATGACTTGGAAGAAACTTTAACCGTAGATGAGGAATTCAATCAAGGTTCTTTCCTACTTGCGTCTTTGGTTCCAACAACATATGAAAGGGTTTCCACTATGGGAACTGCAACATTGTGGGAAATCCAAATGAGAGCTTGGTCTTATAAACATAAACTTGCAATTCCTGCAAAGAATGAAAAAACAGAATTTGTCGGTGGATTGTCACGACTACTTAAAGTAGGTTATTCAACTGATGTATTGAAACTTGACTTCTCGTCACTTTACCCATCAATACAACTTGTTCACGATGTATTCCCAACCTGTGACATTACAGGGGCAATGAAGGGTATGTTAAATTATTTCCGTAACACTCGTATCAAGTATAAAAACTTGGCTAAGGAATATGCTGATATAGATAAGAAACAATCAACATCTTACGATAGAAAACAATTACCTATTAAGATTTTCATCAACTCAATGTTCGGAGCATTATCGGCACCACAAGTATACCATTGGGGAGATATGTATATGGGTGAACAGATTACCTGTACAGGAAGACAATACCTTCGTCAGATGTTACGTTTCTTTATGAAACGAGGTTACACCCCACTTGTATGTGATACGGATGGTATGAACTTCTCATTACCTGAAGGTGGTGTGGATGATAGAAGATACATCGGTAAAGGTAATAACTGGTTGGTTAAGGAAGGTAAAGAATATAAAGGTTATGATGCCGATGTTGCTGAGTTTAATGATATGTTTATGAAAGGTGCGATGGGACTTGATTGTGATGGAACTTGGAAATCTTGTATGAACATTGCTCGTAAGAACTACGCAACAATGGAACATAATGGTAAGATTAAACTTACAGGTAACTCAATTAAGAGTAAGAAACTGCCACTTTACATTGAGGACTTTTTGGATAAGGGAATTAAGATGTTGTTAGAAGGTGATGGGCAATCATTTGTTGAATGGTATTACGAATACTTGGAAGTAATCTTTAACCAACAAATTCCATTAATGAAGATTGCCCAAAGAGCAAAGGTTAAGTTATCAATTGATGATTATAAAAAACGCTCAAAGGAAAAGACCAAAGCTGGTAATGAAATGTCTCGTATGGCACATATGGAACTTGCAATCCGTGATGGTATTGCGGTTAGTTTGGGTGATGTGATATTCTATGTAAATAATGGGGTTAAAGCATCACACGGAGATGTTCAAAAAGTTAATAAACCTAAAAAAGGGTGGTCACAATCTGATTTGGATAATATGATGGAAGTATATGGTAAAATACCTCGTGAAATGGTTGAATCGTATGTAAAACTTAATTGTTATCGTCTTAACCCATCTGAATTGGAGTCAAATCCTAATATGACAGGTGAATATAATGTGTCGAGAGCAATCGTTACGTTTAATAAAAGAATTGAACCATTGTTAATTGTATTTGGTGAAGAGGTAAGAAATAATCTAATCGTTACTGACCCTAAAGACAGAGGTTTATTTACAAAAGACCAATGTAAGTTAATTAATGGTGTTCCTTTTGAACCTGGTGACCAAGATAGTATTGAAGATTTGTTAACTATTACAGAACAAGAAATGGTGTATTGGGGTAAACGAGGTATTAACCCTGAATATATTTACGAACTTGCTGAAGAAGGGTGGGAAGAAATGGTATAGTTACTGCTCCTTTATTCCATCAGATGAAACAATATACCAGTTACCAAAAGAGAAATACAACTCAACAGATGCTCCCTTTTCAATATTAAGTTCCCTAAATTCCTCATCAATTTTACCTTTTTTAGGTCTTATTTTTGTCGGAACTAATGACTTAATAATAATGTGGTCAGTAGTTGTATCATCTAAAAATATAGTTATTTGACTATTTTCTTTTGTAATAATTAAACACTCACCATTTGATGTGTATTCAGAATCGGTTACCATAGTAATTTCTGATGTGGTTATTGTTTTACCCGCAATAACTCTTTGCATTGGTATTGATTTTAAAACTGCCATAATTAAATAACATACATATTTCTTGGGAACGCTCTTGTCTTCATTTGCTTTTGTAAGTTTTCAGCAATGTTAGCTTCACGCTCCATTATTTTTTCAGGTCTCAATCTTGTCAATTTACCTTCAGCCCCAAATAAATCATCCCATAATTTTGTTTTTTCATCTTTTGCTTCAGTTGCTAAAGATTGATAATCCATTACTAATTCAGAATCAGGTGTTTTTAAATTACCTGAATATTTTCCTCTGACTTTTGATAAAGTTTCTTTACAAGACGCTATAAACCATCTTCTTACCCATTGTTGAGATGGGTTATTTAAGTCAACCCATGACATTGAGTCCATAGGAACATCAGATGGCATTCTAATGATTTCAGGATTTGCCTTTAAACATGAGTCTCTATCATCAGGACCAACATCATAATACCAATACCATACTTGTCCATTTTTAAGAGAAGAGTTACCAAAGTCAAATTTACCACCAGGTGTTTGCATTAAATGAATAGCCTTTTTACCATCAGGTAACGCTGTAATTCTGTATGTTAAATCACCTGCAATAATTCTTCTTTGTATGTTAATTTCTTGTAATCTTAACATCATATCAAATGCCGGCATCATAAAATAAGAACCTGTAAAACCCATTTGAGAATATCCCGCAGGGCCTGATAATCCGTAACCACCTAAAGCCCCAAATGCCCAAGGGTCAAAAAGAGTATTGTTCATTGCTGTTGGAGTGAACCATAAAAGTTCATTAATTTCTCTTCCAGCAGGAACTTCATAAATTTGTTGGTTAGGTACTAATTGAATAAAATCTTTCTTTAATTCCCATTGACCAAGTGGTGATGATTGTAATCCAACAATTTTAGAATAGGCTTGAGCATATCTATTTTCATAATCTAAACTTTTTGTAATGAATGCTTTAGATAATGATTGAGTATCCATATTTAGATTATACAATGATGTCCATTGTGTATCAATTAACCAGTCTTGGATATATTGAGAGTAGTCGCCAATCGCGAACTCCAATAAAGTATCCATCTGTTCGTCTTCAAGTTCGACTGAGCGTAATGGAGCTCCAAGTACATGTCGAACTTTAGTGTATAACTGACTTCTATAAGGTTCTGAAATTATTGACATAGATTTTCTTTATCTATAAATATCAATTACTTTTTTTCAGTTTTTGATTTATATAAATCATTAACAAATTTCCAATTGACAGCGTCCCAAAAGTTTTGAATATACTCGTCTCTTTTATTTTGATATTTTAAATAATATGCATGTTCCCACAAATCCAAACCTAATAATGGAAAACCACCATATTCAAAAATGTTCATAAGTGGATTGTCCTGATTTGGGGTGGACATGATTTTTAAATTTCCTTTATCGGTTAATATTAACCAAATCCAACCTGAACCAAATCTTTTTTTAGCTTCAGACTCAAACTTCATTCTGAATTTTTTATATCCGCCAAAATCCTTAACAATTTTTTCCAAAATTTCACCAAATGGTTTTTGTGGTGTTGGAGATAACATTTTCCAAAACAGTGCGTGATTAAATGCTCCACCCGCGTTGTTTCTAATTGTTATGTTATATTTTGAGATTTGTTTAACAATGTTTTCTAACTCAACATCTCCGTAATCTTTTTTTCTAAGTGCGGAATTCAACTTTTTAACATACCCCTTATAATGTTTTTGATAATGAAACTTCATTGTTTCAGGGTCGATAAATCTTCTAAGTGATGCGTAACTATAAGGTAACTTTTCAATACCGATAGTTTTCATTTCGGTAATGAAATATTTTGAAACTTCCTCAGACTCTTGTCTATAGAGTTCTTTTATTAAATTTTCTGTAATTAAATTAAGTGACTTCATCACCTATAAATACTCAACCTTTATTGATTTCTTTTAGTATTTGTTCAACAATGTCAGAAGTTTCTTCAGAGTTATCTCCCATGACTGTACCAATAATTTGTTTTTTCTTAATTAAGATATCGTAAATAACTCCCTCAATTGTGTTTTCAAATAGTGGGTAGAATATTGAAACATTATTTTTTTGACCATATCTGTATGCTCTGTCTTCAGCCTGAGCATGTTCTGCGGGTACAAATGATAAGTCATTCATAATCACTGCTTCTCCCTCAGTTAAAGTAAGACCAACACCTGCGGCTTTTAAATTACCACAAAAGACTTTGATTTTATCACTTGTTTGGAACTTATCCACCGCGTCCTGTCTTGCAGGTTTTGAAGTTGACCCGTCTAAATAAACCGCAGTTTTTCCAAAATGTTCGTAAATCTTTTTAATTGGGTCGGTGAAATTACTGAAAATAATAACTTTTTTACCTTGTTCAATAATATTTTCAGCAAGTTCAATTGTGGTTTTAATTTTTTCCTCAGCAATTACTTGTCTAACTTTTGTCAGTTTTGTAAATTGTATTGACAATGACTTTGATTCATCTTGTCTGTTAGTGTACCAATCATAATACTCCCCCATCAATTCTTCGTATAACTTTGATTTCAATCGAAGATAGACAGGAGTAATAATTTTTTCAGGTAAATCTAACACATCGGTTTTTAATCTTCTTAAAATTTGACGAGAAGTTCTTTCTCTGAGTTCTTCCAAATTTGAAGCTCCTGTGACATTCCATACTTTTTTATTACCAACCCTAAACTGATATCCCCCACAATAACGAATTGCGTAAGCCATCCAATTTTGACTTACGGGACTATCAATTAATTTTAAAATGTTATAGTAATTCATTGGACGAGAAGTCATTGGAGTCCCCGTTAATAACCAAAGTTTTTTTATCTCTTTGGTCAAGTCCATTATAATTTTTGTTCTCTGAGACTGAGCATTTGAAACATAATGTGCCTCATCAATAATTACCAAATCAAATTTGGATTTTAAAATTAGTGAGTTGTCTTTTTCTTTTGGGTCGTGAAAGTTTTTTAGAATATCATAGTTAGTGATAATGTAATCGGCTTCTTCATATTTTTTACCTTCACAGATATAGATTGATTTATCTGTGTAATTTCTAATCTCTCTTTCCCAATTTATCTTTAAAGATGCTGGGCAAATGATTAAAACTTTTTTAGCTCCACTTTCTAAAGACGCTATAATTGTTGAGGTAGTTTTTCCCAATCCCATATCGTCAGCCAAAATGAACTTATCATTTTTTAACAATTTTTCAATTGCTTCTTTTTGGTGAGATAATGGTGGACGGTTCTCATACTTTGAGTAATCAACATTTACTTCATTCTCTTTATATTCTTTTATAATAGCAGCCTTTGGAACCCAAAAATCGTGAATGGTATCACCACTAAAAACTTTGCCCCAAATATGGTAAGATTTATCTTTTTCAACTAAAAGTTTTTCAATGTAGATTTTATCAGGTTCTTTAATAAATGGATTATCCTCAACAAGTTTAGTGGAAAAATAAGAATCGATTGGAACCCATTTTTTTGCAACTTTTGGATTTACAGTATGATAATGAATAACATATTCACATTGTGCTCTTGTTGGGACATGTTTTTTATTTGACTCGCACTGTTTTTTAATTTTTAAAATATAATTATTTGAGCCATTATAGGTCTCCAAAATAGAAATAGCCTGTTGCTCAATACTAATGTTCATATTTACTAATACAATAACAAATAATAATAAACAAAAAATAGATATTTATCAATATGTCACAGCGTAATGTACCAATAACAAGATTAGGTAAATTTTTTGGAGCGGAAGATTTTGCATTAGATGTTAGTATTGGAAGAGAATGGTTAGAAGGAGATATGAATTTTACTTTAGTTTTATATAAAGTAGATAGAACTAAAACTAACACTGATGATGTATATGGTGAAACTGTTAAAGACGGAATTAAATTTCTTCCACCTGTTGAATTTAAAGGTTTGGTTAAAGTTGTCGCTCCTGAAAACAAAAATTTAGGGACTTCAAGATTAGACCAAATGGAGCCAGGTAATATAACGGTTTCAGTATATCAATCACAATTAGATGATTTAGGTATTGATATCGAGTTTGGTGATTACATCGCTTATTATGAAACTGAAAAACGAGTTAGATATTATACGGTAAATAATGACGGTCGTGTTGTGAGTGATAATAAACATACATATGCTGGATACAAACCATTTTATAGGACAATCATGGCTTCACCAGTTACTGATAACGAATTTAGAGGGTTATAATGGGATTACCTAAAAAAATAAAAAAAGACATTAATTTATATCCTGTTAAAATGGGTTATGATAGAAGAGTTGAGTTATTGGATGATATTAATCGTGATGGTACTTATTTACCTAAATCATTATTACATGCCGATTTAGATAGAGGGTTTTTAGATTTTGTCAAAAACAATTTAAAAACTGTAGTTGATGGAAAAACAGTTCCTGTTGTTGATATATTAATAACGACTCAGAATTGGTCTCAGTTTACTCAAACTTGGAATTTTAATAATTTAGATAAAAATGTGGAGCCCCCAATTATCACAACTGTTAGAACTCCTGAAGTTAAATACGGTTCATTACCTTCATTAAAATATAACATACCAAATAGAAAACAATTTTATTACGCGGCGGTTCCTAATTTTAACAATGGTAGAAAAGGATATGATATGTACACAATACCACAACCAGTTCCTGTGGATATTAAGTACTCAGTTAAAATAGTTTGTAATAGAATGAGAGAATTAAATTCATTTAATAAAATTGTAATTGAAAATTTTGCATCAAGACAAGCATACACTGTAATTAAAGGACACTATATCCCAATAACTTTAGATGATGTTAGTGACGAGTCAGTTTTGGATATGGAAAAAAGAAAGTACTATATCCAAAATTATAATTTTACATTACAGGGATTTTTATTAGACGAAAATGAATTCCAAGTAAAACCCGCAGTAAGTAGAGTTTTAACTTTTATGGAGACAACAACTGGAACTAAAAGAGCTAAAAAACCTGACAATATTATTCAAAATACAAATTTGATTAATAAAACAGTTAATTTTCCAATATCATTAACAAGTAATACTCAAACATATGAATACACTGCAAACATATATGTTGAGAGTAGTAAAAATGTTAGTAGTTATGATGTATATATTAATGGTATATACTACGGCTCAAATATATCAAATTCAATAACAGGTAAAATACAAGTTAATACTAATGACGATTTAAGATTTGATATTGTTAAGACTGATAACAGTAAAGAATCGTTATTAAATTTAGTTAATATATTACTATAAGTCTTCTCCGTATATATCTTTCTTCACTTTACAATTTTCAAAAATTAACTTCTCAACAAACTTATGAATTTTTAAACCATTTTTTAAACAATGGGTTTTTAATAGGTTGTGGGACTCTTCTGATATTTTAAGGTTCTTAATTTTCATAGTGAGAAAAAAGGAAGAAAAAAATCTTACAATTTATAAATAGTTTTAAATAAGTAAAGTTTTTGTCAAAAAATGAAATATTTATGAATAAATAAATTAAGAAAAACAAATTCTAAAAAAATGGCAAGTGCAAACAAAGTTTTCGTTTCCCCTGGTGTCTATACATCAGAGCGTGACTTATCATTTGTTTCACAAAGTGTGGGTGTTACAACTCTAGGTTTAGTTGGTGAGACTATTAAAGGTCCAGCATTTGAACCAATCTTTGTTACAAGTTATGATGAGTTCACTACATATTTCGGCGGTACTACCGCTGAAAAATTTGTGAATACACAAATTCCTAAACATGAGGCGGCTTATATAGCTAAATCATATTTACAACAATCAAACCAATTATTCGTAACAAGAGTATTGGGTATGTCAGGTTATGACGCGGGACCATCTTGGTCAATTAAAACAGTTGCAAATGTTGATTGTTCAACAATTGGAACTACAGGTGGAATGACATACTCTCCAAATGATACAAATGGGGTGTTTATTGGATACACATTTATTGATGGAGGAACCTCATCTGATGTAACTATTGCAGTTAATTCACAAGTTGGTGGATTTGGAAATTCTATTTCTGAATATTCTCAAGATATTGCAAATGCTTTGAATGTTTCATATTTAAAATATGATGGGTCAACATCGACAATGTATAAAGATTTACAACAATTTATTTTTAATAACTATGTTTCAAAATTTGATGGAACATTAATTAATCAAGATTCAATTGATAACTCAATAGTTTATTACGGACCAACTGATAATACTCAATATACTAATTCTCAAAGTTTTACGGCAATTACAAATCCATTTAATGTTTCAACATTAGATATTAATAATTATGTATATTGTGATGGGTTAAGTGATTCATGGTATTATCCATGTTTTAACCATTCAACAACAAATGGGTATAGTGGATTTTCTTTCTTTTTATCGGCAAATACAGCAAACGGAGACCCATATCCTACTGGAGACCCCGAAACATATTTAGGTTATTTAGATTTTGGTTTCCAATTATTTTCAGGGACAAGTTATGTTGAATATGATAATTTAATAGTATCTACTTTGCGTTCAAGAGGTATTTCTTTATATGATTCAACTCACCACGGTCCAATTTATCAAGTTACAGGTGTGAGCGATGTTACATTAGTAACCACTGGTGCATATTCAGGAGTTACAACTAATCCTAAGTCAACATTTGTAGTTTCAGGTATAACTTATGAAAGTACACCGTTTAATTTTGAAGTTTCATTAGAGGACACAAATTCTAATTTCATTACTAAAGTATTAGGTGCTGAAAATTTTGAAAAAGATAGAACTGAAGTTCCTGTATTTGTTGAGGAAGTTTTCTTCACAATGATGAACCATGGATATAATCTTGGTTATATTAAAGGTATAAATTCAGATTTAGTTTCTTTAGACAGTGCGAGGTCAGAAGACACAACTTCAATAGCAAATTACTTAGAAAGATATCAAACACCTAATACTCCTTGGGTTGTTTCTGAATTAAGGGGAAGTCAAACCTACCAATTATTTAGATTTATATCAATTTCAGATGGTAATTTTGCAAACACTGAAATTAAAGTTTCTATTGCAAATATGTCATTTAATAACTTAACTTTTGACATTATTGTTAGAGATTTTAATGATACGGATGCAAATCCTGTAGTCCTTGAGAAGTTTACAAATTGTACAATGGATTATAATGAAAATTCATATGTCGCAAAAAGAATTGGTACATCAGATGGGGAGTTTTCAATTAACTCTAAATACATTATGGTTGAGGTTAATCCTGACGCACCTTACGATTCACTTCCTTGTGGATTTGAGGGTTATGTGATTAGAGATTATGGAACTGCGACACATCCGTTCCCAAT